CCATAACCTGAAGTTTGAAATGTAGGACCAACAATTATATAAGGATCAATTTCTGCAGACCCAGTTCCAGAAGTCGTACCCGCTGAATTAGATGGCATCGTGATCTCAAAAGTATTATCTGTTGAATTTAATACTTCAAAAGTATTGTCTGTAAAATCTGTTGTTGCGTATCCTGATCCCGTTGGAACTGTAACACTAGAAAATGTTACATATCGTCCATCAGATAATCCATGTGCTGTTTTATTTACGGTAACTGTAGCAGAACCGGATGTTGCATCAAAATCAACTCCAGTAATAGCTGTATCTAAAGGTGTAATGTCAAAAAATTTACTACCATAATATAAAAACAAACCTTGTGATGTACCAATTGCTGCATATTTTTCACCTGCTAAAGATGTCCATGAATGTTGTGCACGAGCTGCACCAGGTAACGTTGTATTGCCAGTAGTTAATTGGCTCCATCCACCTATTTTTTCGGGTAGTCCGTATCTAAATCTAACAAAATCGCCATCTACCCATTGAGATTCTCCTCCTGAATCCGTGACCATTTTGTTAAAACCAGGCTTGAAATTTAGTTTTTGTAGCATATAACCTACTATATAATACTTATGAATATAATGAAAGCGAGAATAATCTGGTTTCCCGAACGTCTATCATACATATATTTTGACTCATTACAAGATAAAATGGAGTGGAATCAAGAGCATTTAGAAACTGTTCGTAGATATATGAAAGAAGATGGATTGTTATTTCCTGCTGTATTTAAGGATGATGAAATACATTGTGGTCATTATAGATTTAAAGTAGCAAAAGAAATGGGCTATGATGGAATTGAAGCTTATAAAGTCAATACTTACAAAGAAGTTCTGCAATTGACTAATTTTAGTGAATTGTGTTATAAGCACTACAAAGAATATAAAGAGAAAAATTATGTATGAATCGTTAACAGAAGCCACTAAATTTCATGCTGTAAACCAAGATAATTGGATTGGTGAAGCATTAGCAGAATATAAACATGATATTTTTGAAATTATAAAAAATAATAATGTTAAAACTATTTTAGACTATGGTTGTGGTAAAGCAAAATTTCATTCTATTCTATTTAATAATAAAAAGGTTCCAGGATCTCCAATGGGTGTAAATATAACTCCATATGATCCAGCGGTTGCACAATTTTCAAATAAACCAACTGGTCAATATGATTTAGTTTTATGTATTGATGTAATGGAACATGTTCAAGAAGATAAAGTTGATGAGGTATTAAAAGATGTTTTTAGTTATGGCAATAAAGTATTTTTAACCATTACTTGTTATGCTGCTAAACAGATTTTAACTAATGGTAAAAATGCACATTACACTATTAAAAAACCAGATTGGTGGAAAGAAAAATTAAAACCTTATGATGGTAGTTATACTGTAGTATTTCAAACAAAACCTGAAAGAGGTGGTGATGTAGTTAATAAAGAAGAATGGAAACCAAATAAAACTACATTAAAAAAATTAGAAAAAAATGATAAGACTTTAGATGAAAGTCAAAAACAAAAGGCAAATTTACTTTAAATGGACCATTTAGAATCAATTGTTGAACTTAAAAATATAGTTTCTACTGAATTTATAGATAAAATTATACCTCTTATAGATAAAAAAGCTAAAAAAAATATGGAAATTAGAAGTGGTGTAAATAAAAATGTTAGAAATGTAAAAGGATATCATTTAAATTTTAATACTCCTACAAATATATTTTATTGGAATTTTATAAAAAAAGAAATAGAAAGACTATATATTTACTACAAAGCAAAATTTCCTAGAATGATGAGTTCAAAAATAAATCAAATAGATTTATTAAAATATAGTGTTGGTGGAAAATACGAAGTTCATACTGATCATTTCACAACGCTTACAAGACATTTAAGTGTTATTATTAATTTAAACGATGATTATAAAGGAGGAGATTTAATTTTTACGGATCAAAAAGAAAAAGAAATTAAAAGATTAAAACTTGGTAAAGGTTCAATTGTATTTTTTCCAAGTAATTTTATGTATCCTCATAGTATTCAACCAATCACGAAAGGAACAAGGTATAGTATAGTGGCATGGCTGCAGTAAAATATAAATTAATTAAAAATTTTTTTAACAAAGAAGAATTAAAAATTCTTCAAAAATATTGTTATAAAAAATTAGACTTAAATAAAGATTACAAAATAGATAGTCAATCATTCTCACCTGCATGGTATAGTGATTCTTTAATGACTTCTTTTTTAGAAACTAAATTACCTTTGGTAGAAAAAGAATCCAATTTAAAATTATTTCAAACTTATGCTTATTGGAGATATTATGTTTTTGGTGGAACTTTAAAAAAACATACAGATAGACCCGCATGTGAAATAAGTGTGACTGCTTGTATTAAAAAATATGATAACTGGCCTATTACTGTTGAAAAAACTTCTTTTGAACTTGAAGAAGGAGACGCTTTGTTATATGCGGGATGTGATCAAAAGCATGGTCGTCCAGGTGTGTATAAAGGTGGAGGTATGGCTCAGGTATTTTTTCACTATGTAAATCAAAATGGTCCCAATAAAGATCACGCTTACGATCAAATTAATAAGGAAAAATAAAAAATGATAGAAAAAACAGTTAGTATAAATAATTTTATAGGTATTTACGATAATTATATTACACAAGAAGAATGTAATAAAGCTATTAAATTATATGAGGATCAAAATAAATTTAATAATACAGTAAATAGAATAGGTGGAGAACAAGCATCTGTTTTGCAAAAACAAGATCAACAGTTTTTTGCAGCGCCTTACAATTTAAATGTATGGTGGGAGGATTTAAAACCTATGATGCTAAATTTTGATTTAGCGTGGAATCACTATGTTCAAAATACAGGAGCATCAGATGCTTATGGTCAATCTTTTCATTTCACTGATCTAAAAATTCAAAAAACATTACCAACAGAAGGATATCACGTTTGGCATATAGAACATGGTAAAGGTTTTAAGACTGAGCCACGTGCTTTTGTTTTTTCTATTTATTTAAATGATGTAAAAGAAGGTGGTGAAACAGAGTTTTTACATTTTTCAAAAAGAGTACAACCTAAAACAGGTAGAATAGTTATCTGGCCTGCAGCTTTTCCATATTTACATAGAGGTAATTCACCATTATCTGGTGAAAAATATATTTTAACTTCTTGGATGATGTTATGATGAATATGATGTAGGTCTAGCGCCTAATCTAGTAATTTTTTCAGCGTCAGTTTCACCATCAACATTATCGCCATCCCAGTCAGATTGTAACTTAGCTAAATGAACTGCGTCCCATTTATTAGAAAATTGACTTATATCACCAATATTTGCATCTGCAAAAGATGAATGAGGAGTAGTGTCTCTGTATTCTACTTCATCAGAAGTAACTGAATTTCCATGTTGGATTGCCCAAATATTTGAAAACTTAGAATCATTCCAAAAAGCGTCATCGTTAATTTCATAACCAATACCTTCAGAAGCTCCTTCAGCATAATTTTTAATTATTACTTTGTCTTCAAATACTATTGTCCAATTTGCGTTTGTTGCCATTTTTTCTCCTAAGTCTTAATAATATAAATAATTGTTAAATAAGGTTGTAAAACTGAAGTTGCATCACCAGAAAAGGTTGCACTCATGTTATGAGCGTGACCTCCGCCACTACCGGAATTAGTTGTAGTTTTAATTTGTTCTGGTCCAAAGGGAGCTACAGATATCTGTGGGGGTCCTGGAGTATTTGGTGGAGTATTTTTATATGGAAAAGTATGACTATGTGAAGCAAGTTGTGGTGTTGATAAAGTTGCATTCGCTGTTGAACCTCCAACGTTTCCAGTTGAAGTTACCGTATTTGTTCCACCAGTTGAAGCTAAGTTTTTAGTTCCTGATTTTCCAACTGCTACGTTATCTTGTAGGTCAGGTACATTGAAAGTTGTTGAACCATCGCCTGATCCATAAGTTGTACCAACGATTGCAAATAAATCTGCATATGTTGATCTTGAAACTGCAGCACCATTACATTCTAAAAAACCTGATGGTACAGAAGAATCTGACCATGGTACAATAGTTGCTGTAGGAATTCCTTCAACACCTATAAAAGCACCGTCATTAATTACTGTAGTTCCACCTGATACAATACCCATTATTTATCTCCTTCTATCTTAGATAAATTAATTTTAAATTTTTCTCCAGATATATTATTTATCATAAATATATCATTTTTACCTTCCTGTAAAGTCCAATTTCCTTTAGTTCCATCAACTATATTACCTTTTTCTTTAAATTTATTATAAAGATGTAAGTCTCCTGTATATATGTTTCTCCAAACGTTTCCAGAAGCACCTAAATCATACGTGTCATTAGCACCAGGAACAAGATGTCCCGTAGCTGTTACACCGCCAACTGAACTAAGTCCTTCTACAATATTTGTTCCATCAGAATAAAGAACTTTAGTTCCTTTATCAGTCGCTGTCCAAGTTACTCCTGTACCAGAAGTTGTTTTAAAAGTTACAGTGTGAGCTCCGGTTGTAGCGTTTTCTACAGTGTAAGTTTTTTCAATTGAATCAGGAATAGTTACATTAACGTTTCCTGTAATTGTTCCTGTTAACTTTAATACTTGATTTTTACCATTTGATAAAACACCATTTGAAAATGATAACGTTGCACCTGAAGTAACTCCAACAGCATCGTAACCACCAATAGCTTGTTCAAGAATTAATAAATTTGTATTTGTAATCTGTCCCCAAGTTCCTGAATTTTCTCCAGTTGCTTGTACAGTTAATTTTAAATTAGTTGATGTAGTGTTTGCCATATTTTAAGTTCCTTAAATTATATTATAATATTTCATTTATGCAGCGGTGTCAACTTCTGTCCAAGTACCAGAAGAGCCTTGATTTACCTCTGTCCATGTTGATGTAGATCCGGTATCTACTTCAGTCCAGACTATGGTTTTTTCATCTCCTAAAGCAATTGTCATAGCTATACCAGTTGGTTTAGCAACAGAATCTGTTGCATCTGCCTGACCTTCTTGCATGGTCATTGCTTGACCAGTTACATCAATAAAGCTAACTGCATCTAATACAGCTGTTCCAAGATTTGCTGTGAAACCAAATCCAGTTACAGAAACGTTTGCATCTCCAGTAACTGTTGGAGCATTTTCTTGCATTGTTAAATCAAAACCAGTGACTGCAACATCAACCTTAGCA